CTATCGCCGAGCGCGAATCAATCCAGAAAAAGAGCAAAGAGGACGATAGCTCCGACTTTGCCTTGTCGATGCTGATTCATAAAGCTATCGACGCGGACGGCAAACGTCTTTTCCAGGACGGCGAGCGCGACATCCTGCGCCGCACCGTTGAAGCCTCTGTGCTTCAAGACATCCAACTAGCGATGCTGGCTTCTGGCACCGAAAACAAGGTGGAGGACGCGAAAGCAGACTTGAAAAGCAAGTAACGACTGGTACTTCATCTTCTTCCTCGCCAAAGAGCTGGGCACCACCGTGTCCCAGCTCACCGAGCACCTGACGCAAGAAGAACTGGTCGGCTGGGCCGCTTACTTCGAGCTGCACAATGAGCAGCAAGAGAAAGCAATCCAAAATGCCAAGACCGCCCGTGGAGCGCGAACAATGAGCGCGCGGTAGACTGGACCGTAAGACTCTACGTGCTCCACCGTGGCCAACTACAACGTAGATATTGAGCTTGCGGTCAAGGGCTTAGACAAGACAAAAGCTCTAAAGAGCGATATCCAAGCAATTACAAAAGCCGTAAATGACTATAACAAGGCACTAAAAACAGGTAAGATAGGTAACCCGTTTGACGTAACAGGCGCACGTAAAGCACAAGCAACTATTATCACTGGTCAACAGCGTATTAACAAGCTGCAGCAAGAGTATAACCGACTGATTACTCCAGTTAGGCGTCCTGGCGGTTTTGCTATTGCAGCAAACGAATTGCCGCAACAAAAAGAACTTTTAACTTTAGTGCGAAGACGTCAACAAGTAATTGAGCGAATAAAAAAGCAACGGCTTGATATGGCTGGTGTACAAGCTAGCCTACAAAGATTAGAAAAAAGAAGCGTAGTAGCTATCAAGGATGCACAAAGGGAACAAAAACAGTTAAACCAAGAAAAGAAAAAAGCTTTAGAGATAGAAAAAGCTACCGCTACAGCAGCTAGAACAGCTGCAGAAACAAACAGCAAAAGGCGTAGCGCAGCTGTTACAGCCGGCGCATTCCCCCTACTGTTTGGCGGTGGACCGTTCCAGGCATTAGGTGGTGCTGCTGGCGGCTTAGCTACCGGAAACATGTTCGGCGGCGCGACCGTAGCTCTACAAGTTGTAGGCGGGGCACTTGACCAAGCTGTAAACGCATTTATTAATCAAACAAACGCTCTCGCGGCTTCGCTTAAAGATCCAACAGAAGCTTTGGGTGCTTTAGAACAAGCAGGTTATAGAGTAAGCCAGGCTACCAAAGACTCCGTAGAAGAGCTTATAGAAGCCGGAAAAGCGTATGAAGCTCATCTTCTTGTTTTAGAAGAAATAAACAATACTTTAGGTCCAGGAGCTGTCGGACAGCTTCAAGCATACAGGTTTGAAACTGAAAAGCTGCAGGACAATTACAACAACTTGAAAGTTGCCCTAGAGGCCGAACTTCTCCCAGCAGTGGTTGGGACGATATCAGTAATTAACGAGTTAGCTGGTGCCTTCACGGATTTCTACGAGTCTCCAATAGGTCAATTTGCACAAGGAGTAACCCAGCAAATAGCTAACATGTTCATCCCTGGCTCGGGGATGGTCTCAAGTGTTTTTGGGGCATTCCGAGAGCGGGGAAGAACACTAGGTAACGCTGCCGCAGCGCCTTCACTAGATCGCGGTTTAGCGGAATCAGACAGGTTAAAAGCACTCGATAAAGAAGAAGAACAGCGAGCAATTATGCGGAAAGCGGAGAAAAAGCATCAACAAGAAATGAAACGCTTAGAGAGCGAGCGCGCTGCAGCACAGAGAAAAGCATCTCAAGATCGTCTACAAGCTGTTTTAGCTGAAATAGATCTTCAACAACGGATTATTAGCCTTGAGCAGCTAAAACGACAGCAAGAAAATGATGCACTTCAGCAACAACAAGATTTAGAAACAAGCATAAGTTTACTTACAATTGAGCAGATGAGAATACATGATGAACTTAATAGTTTAGGTTTAGACGAAATCAGTAAACTTGATATTACTAGAGAACAAATTAACGGTATTTTTGAGATAGAAAAGGCACTACTTATAGAAAGACAAGAACAAGAAATAATGCAAGCTAAATCGATTAAAAACTTAGATTTAATTAACAATAAGTACCTCTATCTGCTAGGAAATTTAGAAGATCAGAAGGACTTAATGCTTGCCTTGAATGACATTGAGCAAAACCGTGCATTGCTTGACGAAGGATTTACGCAAGAAACATTAGAGGAAATGTTCTCTGTTGAACAGAACATAGATAAACTTATTGAAAAATATCCACTGCTTGGTCAGGCTGCTGATGCAGCGGCCAACATGATGACCTTTGGCATCCAGTCCTTTGTCGATGGAACGAAGACTGCAGAAGAGGTGTTTGCCGATTTCCTCCGTAGCATTGCTGACATGCTGATGCGTACCGCGCAGCAAATGATCGCGCAGTACATCGTTTTAGGCGTGGCACGTGCCTTTGGCTTAGGTGGTGGCATCCCGTCCTTCCAGTCGGGAATGAACGCCGGTCTTCCTAGCTTTGGCGATTACGGCGGCATGAATTTAGCCGGAAACTTTGGTGGTTTCCGTGCCGATGGCGGTTCGGTCTCTAGCGGTCGCTCCTATTTGGTTGGCGAGCGCGGGCCAGAGTTGTTTGTCCCTGGAGCGCAAGGCAACATCGTTCCAAACAACGCCATGGGAGGCGTTAATGTTGGGACGATCAACATTAGCGTTGAAAACACCGGCGACCAATTGAATCCAAAAGCCCAAAAACAAATTGCCGGTCAAGTCCAAAGCATTGTTTTGAGTACACTGGCTAATGAGCGTCGCAGTGGAGGGATGCTGTAATGGCTTACATTCAATTCAACGACATCCCGCTCGACAGCACGCTTACGCAACAACGCTCGCAGCGTATCCAGCGCGCTCAGTTTGGCGATGGGTACAGTCAAATTTTGACGGACGGCGTCAACGCAGAGAATGAAACTTGGCAATGCCAAACCCCTCCTTTGACGTTTGCTCAAATCAATTCAATTGAAAGTTTTTTGCTTGAGCAGAAGGGCGGTGCTATTTCCTGGACACCTCCGTACAGCACCAAAACTTTCTCTAAGCCATTTACTGGTGGCACGTTAAATCTTGGGTATACAAACATTAGCGCGCTGACCTTGACAGGCTATACACGGCCTACAAATTACACCGCAAATTTAGCGACAGGAGTTTTGACTTCTGTAACGATTGCGAATGGAACGGCAATACCAATTTCATTGACACTGGAGTCAAAAAACTTTCTGCTGTCAAATGGCTGGACTATCAAAACAATTGACGCAGCCTATGGTGTGTTGTCATTTGAGTTGACGAGGGTTTACGTATGACGCAAACGCCACCCAACGCGCAGACGCTTAAAACGCAGATGCCGCAGGTCATTGACCTGTTTACTCTCGACATCACCACCCTTTTGCCGAGTGGGTCGACTGTCCAAGCAATTTATCGTTTCTGCAACTGGAAGCAAGTCAACGGCAACGACATTGTCTACCAAACCAACACTTACACCGCCGTGCCCCTTGAGGCCAACGGTTTTGAGCTAAACACTAAGGGTCAGCTGGCACGTCCCACCCTTACCTTTGCCAACGTAGGTTTGACAATCACAGGTCTGACCAACACTTACGAGGATCTGGTCGGCGCAACTGTAAAACGCATCCGCACGTTGACCACTTATTTGGACGGCAAGCCCGGAGCGGACCCGGATGCTTACTGGGGTCCAGATGAGTGGGTCGTCGAACAAAAAAGCAGCGAAAACAAACTTGCCGTTTCATTCCAACTCGCAATCCCATTCGACCTAGAAGGTCGTTCACTGCCTGGGCGTCGTTTGCTGCGTGAGCAGTGCCAATGGGTTTATCGGAGTAACGTGGGCTGTCATTACAACGGCACCAACTATTTCAACGCAAACGATCAACGGGTCGCCGGTATTTCCGGCGATGTTTGCGGGAAACGTCTAAGCAGCTGCCAACTTCGGTTTGGTCGAATTGAAGTGCTTAAGTCGTTTTACAATGGCACGTTATCTCTGGGTTACACAAACATCGCTGAAGAAGGCGTTGTCATTGTTGGCGAGTATCAGGAAGGCATTGATTACGCCGTCGATGCACAGGATGGCGTTTTGACTACACCACCACCGCAAGAGCCTGACGCCCCTACCGTTAACACCATCCCGGATGGAACCGTTTTGACGATTCGCTTTAGTCCTACAACATACGGAGATCGCTTGCCTTTTGGCGGCTTTGCCGGTCTCGTTGATTCCTTGGGTTGATCATGCTTTCTACATTCTCGATCCCAACCACAGGTCAACAGCAAGCGGCAATCCGCAGTTACGCAGAGGCTGCATTTCCAGCAGAGGCTTGCGGGTTCATCCTTGCAGATGGAACGGTTGTTGAATGCGCTAATACCTCAACCCAACCGGACACGTTTGTTATCGGCGCGGCTGAAACAGCTCAATACCTTGATGACGCCATTGCGTCTTGGCATAGCCATCGCGCTTTTGGCGCTGTGAGCTTTGCCGATGTAAACGCGTCCAAGGCGTTAAACCTGCCCTACGTCATCTGGAATTGCTCTGGATCAGAGCTGTTTTATTACGACCCACGGCAATCAGCTGGCTTGGTGGGACGGCCTTGGATTTACGGCGGGTATGACTGTTATTCCGCAGTGCGGGACTGGTATTCCCAGCAGATGAATGTCAAGATGCGTGACTATGAGCGCTTGTATGAGGGTGAATGGTTTCAGCGCGGCTTTACGCATTTTGAAAACAACTTCGCGGCCGAAGGCTTTGTCCAGATTCCCAAAACCAGCAGCCTGCAACGCGGCGACGTATTAATGTTTCGCATCCGCAACCAGCACACCTGCAACCACGTTGCTGTGATTGAGGATCCCGCCAAAAACCTGATCTATCAGCACTTGGTGGAACGGAAGTCTCAGGTTATGTCCTACAGCGGTTATTTCCGCGATAATACATACATGGTTCTGCGCCACGGGGGCTGATGGTCACGATCAAGTTGCTGGGAGAGCTGGGTCGTCGTTTTGGCCGTCAGTTTCAGCTTGCGGTGAAGACGCCTGCCGAAGCGATGCGTGCTCTTTGTACGCAGCTGCCTGAAATGCGTCAGTACCTGCTGGATTCAGGAGAAAAGGGTGTCAACTGGCGCGTTGTTACTGAGCACCCTGATGGTTTAGGCGAAGATCAGCTGCTCTGGCCACTGAGCAAGCGGATGGTTGTTGCACCTCAGCCTGCTGGCCGTGGTGCTACGGGAAAGATTATTGCTGGTGTGGCCTTGGTAGCCGCTGCGGTTTTTTTGGGTCCAATTGGCGCCCCGCTTTTATACGGGGCTAAGGCTGCTGCTGGCGGATTTCTTGGTTTTGCGGGCGCATCAATTGTTGGATCAATTGGCGCGTCAATGCTTTTTAGCGGCGTAGCTGATCTACTGACGCCAACGCCAAAGATGCCAAACGTAAGTAAAGGGGCTGGAGGAGGAATCAGTTCAGGTCGTTCCAGGGAGGAACAGCTGAACTCATTTACGTTTGACAAGTCAAACGCGAATACGATGCAAGGTGAGGTCGTGCCCGTTCTTTACGGTGAGCGAATTATCGGCAATCTGCCGATTCTCTCCTTTGGCCTTGAACTTCAAAACCACCTGTGATGGACGACCTCAACAAGAACAAGAACCTTGAGGTTCGTGGTGCTGGCCCTGGCGGCGGTGGCGGCAAACAAAAAGTCAAGCAAAACGTCACTGTTGTCGCGCCAACCCGCCAACCAGTCATTGCCGCGAACAACTTGTTTTCAGTTGCTTTCGCAAAGACTGTTTACGCACTTGGTGAAGGTGTTATCGAGGGTTTCCCTAACGAGATCGAAAAAGATGTCTATCTCGACAGCGTGCCGATCAAGAACCCGGATGGTACGGACAACTTTGTAGGTTACGATCTAGATTATCGACTGGGTACGGATGAAACTCAGACACCAATTCAAGGCTTTAACACGACTGAAAACACTAGAGGCTTCGGCGTTGAAGTCACTAAATCTGTACCTATCATCCGCAGGATTGTTGACACGGATGTAGAGCGGTGTCGTGTGATCATTTCACACCCGGCGCTTTTGGCTCAAAACCAAAGCAACGGCGACATTAGTGGTGCAACTGTTAGCTATAAAATTGAAGTCAGCTCTAACGGCGGCCCATTTGTCGAAAAGGTCAATGCTACTGTTACTGGCAAGTCTGACAGCGAATTTCAACGGGCGTATGAGTTTGAACTAGAGGGTTCGGGCCCGTGGGACATCAAGGTTATACGATTGACCGCAAATAGTAACTCGGCTTTTTTACAAAACACGATTGAGTGGCAGGCGTTAACTGAGATTATTGATGAAAAATTTGCTTACCCAAATACAGCTCTGGTTGCCTTAAAAGTTGACGCTCGTCAATTCAATAACATCCCCGATCTTTCAGTTCGCTTGCGTGGCAAGCGCGTGCAAGTTCCTTCAAACTACGACGCAGAAGCGCGTACCTATGACGGCTTTTGGGATGGCACGTTCCAGATGGCTTGGACTGACAACCCAGCTTGGGTTTTCCGCGACATTGTGGTCAACGATCGCTTTGGCGTCGCACGCTATGTCAATTCAATTTCAATTGACCCGTGGTATCTATACAGTGTTAGTCAACACTGTGATGAGTTAGTTTCTAATGGAGCAGGTGGCACCGAGCCTCGCTTCACCTGCAACGTCTATCTGCAAAACGCTGGTGGCGTGTATGAAGTGCTGAATGCACTGGCATCTTGCTTCCGTGGCTTGATCTACTACAGCGAAGGTCAGCTGTACTTGACTCAAGACCGAGAGCAGCTGCCTGTCCAACAATTCAGCGAAGCTAACGTTATCCAAGATGTTGCTGAAAACGGAGAAGTTGCATCTCCGTGCTTTACTTACAGCGGAAGTGCCCGTGCTGCACGCAAAACAGTTGTTCTCGCTAACTGGGACGATCCAAATCAAGCCTATTCAAGTGTCACTGAATATCAGCAGGATGATGAGCTTCTGGAACGGTTTGGTTACAACCCTGTTGATCTTCGCTTAGTTGGTGTAACTTCTCGTGCTCAAGCATTACGAGCAGCCAAACACACGCTGTTTAGTGATCGCTATGAAACAGAGCGAGTTAGCTTCCGCATTGGAGCGGAAGGACTTGCTGCTGGTGTTGGCGAGATTATTCAGATTTCCGACCCACTCAAGCAAGGTCAGCGCCTCGGAGGTCGCGTTCTTGAGGTTGATGGGGACACGGTTGTTTTAGACGCGGCTCTTACCCTTGACCCTGCCATCACTTATACGCTGACACTGGTTGTTCCTGACGGCTATACAGAGATCAATCGCGATGGAACAAGGACAACTCGCCCCAGGTTGAAAGTTTTCGGCATTACCGGCCATCAAACTGCTGATTCAACGACTGAAGTCACACTGGACGAGCCAGCGACTACACAGGTTGGAGCGATCTGGGTTTTGGAATGGAGCGCAATGCAGGCTGCGCTTTACAGGATTGTTTCTGTTGCAGAAGTCGACCCCTTGGTTTATCAGGTTGACGCAATTCAATACAACAGCAGCAAATACGATTACGTTGACAACAACCTGCCGATCGCAATACCCAAAGACAGGTTCACTATCCAGTCTGCCCAGGTCCCTGTAAATGTTCAGGCCAAGCTTGACTTTTCCAACGGTCAAACTTCTATTTTTGCAACCTGGAAAGCACCCCAGCGCGACAATTCCGTTGACCTGTCAACTCGTGGTTATCGGCATCAATGGAGAAAGACTAATGACACTGAGTGGTCAGACCTCAAAGAAGTAAATGCTACTCATGTTGAGATTCCTCTTGCTACACACACTTTTGGCAATGCCTACGAAGTGCGCGTTGCGACAATCAACCGTCTTGGCAATCAGTCTGATTGGGTTGAATATGCCGTTGATGATTTTGATGCTATTCCAGATTTAAGCGATGCTGATTATGGAGCGACAACAACTCACGCCAACCAGCCTGACGGAACACAGCTAATCATTGTTGACCCCGGAACATGTCCAATCCCAGAAAGGGTGAGCGGCTTTACTTGCTGGGTCAAGCCACGGACACTTTCATCAGGCGAAATCCCAGGTGTTAAGCCAGCTGGACCGGACGGCTGGTACTTCTTGGCTGATATTCCCTTGACGGGTTATTACACAGTTGCTTTTCATGCTCCAGACACGTATGACATCCGAGTAAATTTTGTAAGCTCTATTTTCGGGGAAACGCCAACCGACTACATTTATGATGTGGTGGAGCGGGGTGAAATTGCTCCTCCCACGCCAAGCAATTTCGGTGTTGTTGAAAACCAAAACAGCAGCGGTAAGCGCCTTAGCTGGGCTCTGCCGTTAACGGAATACGGAAGCTGGGATCAACGTGTAGTCGCGGACGTTGTTGGTTATGAAGTAAGGTACAAGAGGGGAACTTTGTCGCTAAATAATTTAGCGATAAACACTACTACTGGCACAATCCAAGTTACAACTTCCACTGTCAACGGTACTCGCACTAACCAGCATTTGTTTACAGTTGGGGATGAAATAGTTTTTGGTGCTACTAACGGCACTCCATCTGCAATCACAGCAGGGACTACTTACTACGTCGTAAGCGATGATTTTTCAAGTACAGACTTCAAGATAGCCGCCACGCCTGGGGGTAGCCCAATTGATGTTTCTGCTGGCATTCCCAGCAATAGCACGCTTTATGTGAATGGGCCCGAAGCCGCAAAAAGAAGACTGGACACGCAAGCCAGTTGGGGCGCAGGGCTTGAGCTTGCTTCTGGCGGCTTACCTGCTCAACAGCAATGGTTTGAGACCAGTCTGTTTGACGTGGGCACCTACGTCGTGATGGTCAAAGCAGTTGATGCAACCCAATGGCGCTCAGATATACCCGCTTACGTTCTGGTAAATATCGGTGCTCCGCCTATCAGCAATGCGGTTGAAACTATCAATGTAAAAAACCCAAGCGATATACAGCTAACCACACAGGCTGGTGATGTGTTGACCACAGAAGATGAAAGTGGCGCCATCGATACTTTGGAGATTATCGGGAACAATCAGACAACCTACCCAGGCAGTTGGTCTGGGTCGTTTATCAACGCTTCAGTGCAAAACGGTGATATAACCCAAACTGACCCGACTTTGGATAGTTATTTTGTCTGGAATTTTGACAACAACGAATCCGCAAGCGCTTTACTGCTAAGCATGACTGCTGATGCAACGTATTCTCATTCGCTTGTGGCTTTGACCGGTCAAGCAATAGAACTCGCCCAAGCAGACGGCAATGGCATTTTGCAGGAAGACGACAGCAAGCTTTTAGCGGAGCAGCGTTATTACACGGACACCGAGCTATCTGAAGGCGGCATCGTTCATCCTTACGCGCCTTACGAAAAATTGACAGGGGATGTCTACCGAGTGCAAACCCGTTTCAAGAGCTTGGATGGTGGGGTAACGGCAGGGACCATCAGCGCAATGACAGCTGAATTGGACTACCCGGACGTAGTGGAAAAGATCAACGATGCTGTTGTCTCTTCCGCTTCAGGTGGAACGGCAGTAAATTTGACTAAGACATTCCGCAGCGTAAAAAGCGTGTCAATCACAGCACTGCAAGTACAAGGCAGCACGGCTGTGACTGCAAGGATCGTTTCTAAGACGACCGATGCGATTACAGTGGAGTGCTTGGATTCAAGCGGCACTGCTGTTGCCGGCACTGTCGACCTCATCGTTACTGGTTACTAATGGCTGACCTACGCATTTCCCAACTGCCAGCCGACACAACAGCTGCAGACGATGACGTTTTTCCGTTTACCAGTATCCAAAACAGTGAAACCCGCAAGATCAGAGCCGACAACTTGGGCATTGCCTTGGCTCGACTGGGGTTGAGAGTTGGATCAGGTACTCCGTCATCGCCAGCGAACGGTGATCTTTGGGTTGATACCACCACCAATCCGCCGGTCCTGAAGATCTACAACGGTGCAAGCTTTACGACTGTCAGCTTTCTACCTGGATCGTCTGTTGCAACTAGCCCAGGCGCTACCGCTCCATCAAACCCTGCATTGGGTCAGCTTTGGCAAGACACCAGCCAAACGCCTGATGAGTTGAAGATGTTCGATGGCGCGAACTTTGTTCGCGTCGATCCACTTGGTATTACACAAACGGCTGGTGATGCACGCTATTTACAGATCGCTACTGCCGAATCAGATTACCTTCGACTGGGAACCGGTGGAACGCTAACTGCCGACTTGACCCTGAATGGTGATCCAAGCACCACCAACATGGCGGCGAATAAAAATTATGTCGACACTCAAATTGCAGCGATTCCAACCGTAGACCCGGTTCCAGCTGGAACGGTTATTTGGTTTGCAGGACGGGAAGCGCCAACCGGTTACCTGGCAGCCATGGGTCAGGAAGTAAACAGGGCAGATTATGACGATTTATGGCAGGCGCTGTCCTATCCAGGCGCAACTGAAGAGGACGACAGAATAGGTATTTATGGAAACGCTTCTAGTAACCTCAAATTTGTGTTGCCCGACCTGCGAGGTCAATTTGTTCGCGGTGTTGATGAACCTTACGGCACAAACAACCCTCGCGGAAAGGATTCAGGCCGCCAACTTGGCAGCGACCAAGGCGATCAAAACCAGTCTCACAATCATGCAGGGTCTACAGCGAATACTGGAGGCATACACTCCCACAGTGTTTCGCTCTATGCACAAGCTAATTCCAGTAAAGGCGACGGTGGAAACAATGAGGTCAAAACAAGCGGAAGCACTGCCACGACCCAACATCCTGGTCACGGCCACGACTTGACTATCACCAGTAACGGCGGAACGGAAGCACGCCCAACCAACATTGCGCTGCTGGGCTGTATTAAGACTTGAGGCCACACTAAACTCAAAACACCGCAGGATTCACCATGGCCACCACTAAAATCACTGAATTATCGGCCCATACAAATCCGGCAACCACAGACGTGCTGCCGATCGTTGATGTCTCCGAGGATTCGACAAAGAAGATCGCAGTTCCCGAATTGTTTAAGGGGGTTGCCAATGGATCGGAAGCTGCACCTGCCATTGCATTTGCTAGCGATAGCGATACTGGCATTTACAAGCCCGGTACCGGCTCTTTCTACGACGACCAAATCGCCATTGCAACTGGCGGCGTTAATCAAGCAACTTTTGTAAACGATTATTTGCGTTTTTCCCAAGATTTTGAAGGCATTCAATTTAACGGCAACACCTCTTCCCTCAACGCGTTTGATGATTACGAAAGAGGAAGCTTTGACCCTGTTATTGAAGGAGACAGCACTGCCGGCACTGGCACTTATACTACACAGTCAGGCTATTACAGAAAGGTGGGGAGCGTAGTCAGCTTTAACCTTCATCTTGAGTGGACGGCTCACACCGGCAGCGGCAATATGAGAATCGATGGCCTACCTTTTGTTACCTCGCTTAATTTTCACCCAGTATCAGTAATATCCTCCGGTATAAGCTTAATCACTGGCTATATGCTTCAGGCATTCATAATACCGGGCAACTATATGGTGGGGTTTTGGCAAACCCCCCTTACTACAACTTCAAAGGTTGACGTGCAGCTAGACTCGGCAGGGGAGATTATAATAGCTGGGACATATCATGGCTAGCGCCTAACAGCCCGCAACGGCTTGAAGCTACAAACCTAAACCTGTTACGTCTGGAGGACGTTCCTAATGGCTCTCACCAAAGAAACCGTTGTTGACAGAATTGAAGTGCTGGAAAACAACGCTATTCAGGTGCGTTCTGCGATTCGAGTGCTTGAGGACGGCGAAGTGCTTTCTTCGTCCTACCACCGTCACGTATTGCGCCCTGGCGCCGATCTGAGCAATGAAGATCCCAAAGTGGCGGCGATTGCTAATGCTGCTTGGGTTTAAGTAGGCCTTGCAGCCGTTAAGCCACTAAAATCTAAGCAGGAGGTGCTGCAATGTCTGTTCAACCTGGGACGTACAACTTCACGCTCCAGCGGCGAGCGGACTATTCGCTGCTGCTGCAGTTCAAGGACAGCAATAATGCAGTAATTGACTTAACGGGTTACACCGCCTATGCCCAGGTCTGGAACGAAGGCCGCTCCACCAAGTACGCAGACTTCACCATTGCTTACACGGACAGGAGCAACGGTCAGGTCACGATTAGTTTGACCGACACGCAGACTGCAACGTTTACCCCTGACGAGCTTCGGTACGACGTTTTACTTGAAGACGGTTCAGGCAATCGCGAGTATTACCTTGAAGGCGTGATCTATGTCAGCCAGGGGTATACAGCGCCATGACGACAGTCAACGTCACCAAGACTGAAAACACCGTCAGCGTCACGACGGAAGGCAAGACAACCGTTG